ACGCTGGTGGCATTACGGACAGTGACAAAGAAATTGATCAAGACAACAGTGACCTCTTCCGTGGTTGGTTCTCTTCGGGGCAGTTCCAAAACATCGCAAATGGTGGTGGCATTCAGGAACAAACAGGTGTTCAGTATTTTGGGCAGGGCGCTGACTTATGACAGCCGCTGATGACTTCTCTTTAGAAATGAAAACAATGTGCAAAGAGTCTGTGACATTGACTGCCAAGACTTCATATAACACTTACGGAGAACTTCAGTACGGCTCTGGTACTTCTTACACTGCGTTCGTTCATCGCATTACAGGTTCGAAACGAGACCTCACGACCAACGATCGAAAGATTGAATACCGTGTGTACATTCCATCGACCACAGTGGCAGCGAGCGTTGACGACACCGTAACAACAGCCGACGGCTTCACACGGCCTGTCATGGAAGTAGACATACGCAGAGACGAGTACGGGCAGCAATGTGCGGTGCTTGGTCTTGGTGTTGCGCGGTCTTTCTAATGAGCGTCACAGTCAAACTCTCTGACAGGGGTATGAAAGAGATACGCCTCGCGTTGATTGCAGACGCCGAGGGTATCACTCGTGCTTTGAACGCTGGGTTGTACAACATGGCTGAGGACATACTTGCCGAAAGTCAAAACCTTGTACCGTTCGACGAGGGCATCTTGGCTGGAAGCAAAACTCAACAAGAGGTCAAAGGTGTTGACAAGTATTCAATCGCAGTTGGTTACGACGCAAAGTACGCGCTCGTTCAGCACGAGCGACTTGACTTCTATCACCCGCCAAAGCCACCGAACAAAAGCAAAGTGGGCAAGCGGTCAGGCACAGGTCCGGGTATTGACCCTGCGACGGGCCGTGGACCGAAGTACCTTGAGCGACCGTTTCAAAAGTTCACTAAGAACTACGCCCGCGTCTTGACTGCGTATGTGCGTAAGCATTATCAGGCAGGAACAAGCAGATGAGCACCCTCATTGACATCGCAACATACCTTGACGCACAACAAGCGTCATTGACTCTTGGCACGAACCTATTTGTCGGTCGTATGCCTGACACCCCATCCACTTGCGTCACGTTGTACGAGTACGGCGGCACAGCACCTGACAACACGATGGGTGGTGGTTTGCCTGTGCTACAGAATCCAAGCGTACAAATCACCGTACGAGCGACGACGTATGCAGCAGCCGAGACACTCATCAACCTTTGTTGGGTAAGCCTTGAAGGTATTGTCGATGAGTCCTTGTCGGGTACTCGCTACAACAGAGTGTCCGCAATTCAATCTCCGTTCCCGTTAGAGCGTGACTCACAAGATCGAATCATCTTCGTACAGAACTTCAACGTGACACGCACGTACCAATGAGCCTTGACCCTTACGCAGAGACAAGGCTTGTACCCGAGCACGAGCGAATTACTCGTACGTCTGTTCGTTGTGGTAACTGCGGGAAGTTACTCGCTGAACTTGTGACTGCTCCGTGGCGTGTTCGTTGTCCTCGTTGTAAAGAGATCAACGAGTCTGCGAGTTAGCGACAGGGTTCACTCCACGGCTTCCAGCCGCATTGACCCTTCTCCTCACGTGAGGAGTACAACTTGTACGCGAACCACAAGTTCTTACGTGCGTCGAACATATCTTCAGGATGTGACATACCCATCTCATTCAACCAAGAGGTATGAATTTGATTGATCTGCGACAAACCTGCGTCATGTCCGTTCCAAGCGTCGACAGTACAGCGGCTCTCGGTGTACAGCACGTCACTCAAGGTAGGCCATTGCTCTTCTTGCCAACCGACTTCCATTGCTAAGTCGTGCCACTCTCCGCACCTTCCGTGCAACATACGTTGCTCGTCAATGTAATCAAGCGGGTCGGACTCCAACGGAACTTCAGTCGTCGTGGTCGTTGTGGTTGTTGATGTTGTTGATGTGGTTGTGGCTGGTGCTTGTGTAGTGACGGGTAAAAGCACGACAGGGGTGGTCTGTGGGGGTACAGACGTCGAGTCTTTCACACCGCCACCACACGAAGCGATCAGCGACAACGTTGCGAGCGCAAGGCTCGTTCGTCGAATCATGTCAGTTACTTTACAACAGTGAACGATGAATGTGTTGGCGGGTACGAATGTTGTGCCATACGCTGGACTTATCCTCTCGTCACTTCGACGTGATGAAGGATGCCCATCTCCCACAACTCCTCGGACTGCTTCTTCAAATACTTCTGCGCTTGGTCGTAAGCGGCGTCTCCGTCTGTTGCGTACACACTGACGAGTATTTCTACTTCGCACGTGAACAACATGAGTCCGTCTTTGGCGTGACCGCCAACGGAGTCACTGAACCAAGTTTCAGGGTGAGGGTTTACTCCGTCGACGTGAGTCAACGTGCCGTCACAGAACTGACCTGCTTCCATGAACACATCGTACAGATCGACTAAGCCGTATGAAACGAATACGACCTCTTGCTCGTCGTACTGCTGGAGTTCAACGTTCGCTTCGATGTCCTCGGGCGTTGACGCGCTTAGGTTCACCACTCCGTGCTTGAGTTCGCCTTCGTACCAGTACGCCACGTTGATGAACTCGTACTCTTGCCCGCCGAGTGTTCGCTTGAACGGTGTGGCGCGGTCGTAGAACTCGCTGAGTGTCAGGATTTCGTCTTTCATTTGGTTTGCTCCTTGTGGTTGATGTTTACGAAACGGGTCATGAGTGCCATGACTCCAAGGTTCATGAAGGCTGGCAGGATTGGGAACTTGTTTTCGCCTAGTGCCATGAGTAGGCAACAGAAGAACGCCAAGCCGTTGAGTGTGAACACAAGGTCAATCCATCGGTCGTTACGTGGGCGGCTCATGCTGTCACCTCGTCCTCGATGGCGACCCATTCAACGGACGTGAGTTCGTCCATGATGTCCCATATTGCGTCCCATACTTGAGACATGACTGCATCATCTGATTCGCCGCCCATGCCGCAGTAGCCAGTCTCAGTGATCATGCCCGCAGGCAAGTCAACTGAGTAAGACACTGACTGCGCCCCCCATGCTCGCCAGCGATCGAGTTCAATCGTCAAGTTGTGTTCTTTTGCGAACTTCTCGCAACGTGCTTTGTTGGGTTTTGTCACGTCATTTGCTTTGCGTGTGGGGCGAACAGGCTTCACGTATGGAATGAACAGGGTGCAACGGTCAATGTCGGTGCAGGCGAACCAACGTTTGCTTCCTACCCTGCGACCCTTGACCAATCCGTTGCCACGTTCGTTGAGTTGAAACCAGCCCTCGGCTTTCGCCTCATGATGGTCCAAGCCGTAGGTCCAGTAGAGCGTCCCGCGGACTTCTCCGTTCATCGTGATGAGTTGTAATGAGTTGCCCTTCATTTCAGTTACCTGCTCTCGTGACCAATTCGGCGTACGTTACGCCTGAGGCTGCGGCACTACGTTCGATCAAACGAATGACGTCTTCGTAGTAGTCGTTGGCTTCTTGCATCGGCTTACGCCCTGCGTCTGATTCACGGACTAACCATGCGACGGTGTCCATGAGGTGCTTGATTGTGGTGTCGGACAGGATGTCCTCGTTGTTGGTTGTGGTTGTCATTTCAGTTGCCTTCTTTCGTGGTGTAGTTGTTGAGGTGTTCAATTGCTTGTGAGAAGTTGTTGCCGCCCCATCGTTCGCACTCATGGGCTGTGAGGGTCATAACACGAACGAACTCTTCAGCGGCTATGTCTTTGACTGACTGAATGGCTTTCACCTTTGTGTACGAGCCGCCAGTTGAGCCGTCGAACGCGGGGTGCTTGATGTCGTGAAGCACGTCGAACATCTCACCGAACTCCATTGATGTCATGCCAGCGATCTTGACTGTGGCACCCCAACGCTTCGCCTGTGTGATTGGCTCGTGGGCGCGACGCTGTTGGGCGGTCTGTTGTTTGTCGACCATCACGAACGTGGGGGTGACTTCGATGACTCGCTCGGCGAGTTCAACGAGTTGTGCGTTCAGGGCTGTGGTGTTCATTTGACTGCCTTCACTTCCAGTGAGTACGTGCCGAACGGGGTGACTTCACGAAGAACCCAAACGAGGTCATCGTCCGCGAGGCCTTCGAGTGCTTGCTTCTCGGGTGTGGTCAAGAACGCTTGCTTGGCTTTGTAAACCTTGACCGTCTCGATTACTTCTTTGAGGTTGCGGTTGCTGCTCATCTCAGAAGCCTGCTTCCTGTGCTGCGATGAACAATGCGTTGGCGCGCTTGACCATGGCGAGCATGGAGTCTGCTTCTGCTTGTGTGCATTCGCCTGTGAGCACGCCGTACGAGATGTCGGCTGCTGCCTTCCACATTGTGCGGAACGTCGAGTCGGACAGGATGTGCTTGGCGGTAAGGACTACGTCCTCGCCGTTGTAGTTGAACGTGATTGGTTGGGCTGTCGTGGTGTTTGTCATACCCCCACACTACAAGCACCCTTTGACGAGAATCAACTACCCAATCAAAGTTTCTATATCCCCTGCATAGGGGCTATATTTGACACGCGTTTTCGGGGCTTGCCCTGTAAGGCTCGCCCGTAGCCCGTGACTTACAACGTGCCACTCGCAGTGCCTGATACAGTCCGTTCACAGAAGTGCGCTCGTCGCCATAGGTGTCCGTGTGACCGTCTTGCGACTGTCATTCGGCGTTGACTCAAAAGGACTTCAATGCGATACAGAGTGACAGGTGGAACAGATGGCGTCAGCGGTATTGACGTTGCTTCTAAGCGTTACGAAGCAGGCGACGAAGTTGAACTCACAGCGAAGCAGTCCGAGTGGTTGCTTGAGCAAGGTTATGTCGAGGTCTTAGACGCCAAGAAGACCAAGGCCACACCTGTTGAAGAACCCACGACCGAACCTGAGGTGGTTTGATGCCTACATTCATTCACGGTAAGTCCACTGGTGTATTCGTTGACGCTTACGACCTGTCGACGTATTTCAACTCCGCGGACTACGCTTCAACGATTGACACTGCCGAGGTCACCTCGTTCGGTTCTTCCGCTAAGTCTTACATCACAGGTCTCAACGACGCAACGTTGAGTCTGTCGGGTATGTACTCGCAAGACGCTGGC